GGTCAGTTAAGTGATTTGACAGCAATGAAGCCGAAGCACCCGCAGGACGCACACATGGATGCGCGTTTAGCGGATTTCCTAGAGCTTGCCGAGCAGGACTTTATACGTGGCTGGACTGACTGGGAAGAAGGCATCCAGCACAAGGAGGGGCAGTCTGAGGCGTATAACGCTGGCTATGCTGACTGCTACGAGTACGAAAATGGGAGGGGTCAGTAATGACTGAAGGGATAGTGCCGATACACGGCAAGCAATACAAAACGGTCGCGTACCGCGTCAATGAGTTTAGGACGCAATACCCTGACTACACGGTCAGCACGGAGCTAGTAGAGGCTAATGACACGCTCGTAGTAATAAAGGCAAGCATCAGCAACGAGCAAGGCCGTCTACTAGCCACAGGCTTTGCAGAAGAGGTTAGGGCCGCGAGCAAAATTAATCGCACGTCTGCCTTAGAGAATGCGGAAACGTCAGCTATCGGTCGTGCATTGGCCGCGCTGGGCTTGGCTGGCACTGAGTACGCATCAGCCGATGAGGTGGCAAACGCTATCAGCCAGCAGAACGATGGCGAGTTTCTGGAGTTCATGCAAACAGTCAGAGAAAATTTCGACTGGATTATGTACGCCAAGGAAGCTATCGCCAATGAGGATTGGCAGTCACTAGCGGGTATCTGGGGTGACATTGACCACGAGACGATGGCGACATTGTTCAGAGCGCCGACTAAGGGAGGCATTTTTACAACCGAAGAGCGGGCGGCCTGCAAGGGTAACGACGCATTTAACCAAGCAAGAAAGGAGTTAGCTAATGGAGTATGACAACAGCAACCGAGGCGTTTTGTTTAAGAACGACCGCAAGGAAAAGGAAACCCACCCCGACTACAAGGGTAGCTATACCGATGGCAAAGGTGCGGAATTCTGGCTGTCAGCGTGGCTGAAGAAAGACAAGAACGGCAACACGTTTATGTCTCTCAGCACGACGGCAAAGGATGAGGTGCATAACAAGGGCATGCAACAAGCACGTCAGGCAGTGGCACCTAGTCAGGAGTTCGAAGATGACCTGCCCTTCTGATGTAGGCAAGGCGCTTAAGAAAGCGCAGGCGCTCGCAGGTGTTAGCAATGACGAACTGGCAAGGGAGTTCGGTGTTACGCCTGTACAGGTATGCCGATGGCGGCACAAAGACGACATGAAGTTTAGTCGTGTAGTGCAGTTGGCTAGTCGGCTGAATGTGTCTCTCGATGAGTTCGAGAAGTTAGGGAGGTAAAAAAAGGGCCACTGAGGAAGTGGCCCATAACCACTTGCGGAAGGGTTAGCGCATGTGGCATCCTTAGTTTGCGTACATAGGATAGGGAAAATTATACAGCAATCTAGCTGTCTGTATACCTATCACTCCTTATCTCATCAAAGTACGCCTAGTCGAGCCTAGTTAAATAGTGCTGTCTCAGGTGCAGTCGCTCACGAAAGCCGAATCATTCCTACGACCTTTAGAGGCGGGGACGAACAGTGGTTATGTTGCCATGTAGTAAGGGCGCGGTCTGGCAGAGCCGTTAATTATCTGCACTGATACTGTAGGGATGACGGACTAGCTAGATACTTGTATAGGGCAACAACCGCCTCTAATGACCCCTATTGTCTAAAAAAAGGAGAAGGGTATGAATGCAGTAAAGTCAGCAGATGACTACAAGATGCGATGGAAATGCATAGACAAGGGCTGTTACCTCGACAAGGTAGAGCCAAGGCTTTGGGACTTCCATGATTGCTTCCCTAAGAACATGAGCATGGGCGATATTGACGGCATCGTTGAGATTAAAGGCAACTTTTTAGTCGTTGAATGGAAAGGCGTAGGCGGTACGCTAACAACAGGTCAGCACATTCTATTGCAAAACCTTACCAGACTAAGTGACAAGGTTGTTGCATACGTCTTATGGGGTAACTCGCAGACGATGGATGTCTACAAAATGCGCCTTTACCGACTCGGGAAATGGGAAGATATGGAGTCGAACAGGGCGCACGTTGACCATCTTTTTAAAAGCTGGGCAAGGATGGCACAACTATGATTTGCAAAGACGGCACAGACTGGCAACCCACAGACGAGCAAATACTAAGCTGGCAACACGCCTACCCCGAGGTCGATGTATTCGCAGAACTTAACGTGATGACCGTATGGCTAGACTCTAACGAACCAAAGCGCAAGACTGAGCGGGGTATGCCTCGCTTCGTCAACTCATGGCTGTCACGGGCCAACCAAAAGGGCGGCAGTCCATTTGCACAGAAAGAGTACGAGCAGAGTGGTAAGAAGCCAATGAAGCAGTGGACTCAGTTAGACGACCTTACCCACGACTTTATGAAGAGCGAACGCTTTAGGCAGTCATGCCTTGAGAAGTATGGTCAATACGTGACGTTTGAGGGCGAGAGGGTTACGCGATGATGGGAGAGTTCTGGCTAATCAAAGACCCCATTGAAATCAAAGACCGCATCAAGGCCTTTCAAACCTTTCTTGAAACGGAGTGGTGCTGGGATAAGCCAGTCTCGTGGCAGGTTAAGGAGTACAAGCCGCGCCGCTCAATGAGTCAAAACGACCTATTTCATGTGTGGTGTCGTGACATGCTTAGGCACTTCAAAAAGAAAGGCGGTTTTACTGGCACTGAAGAAGACATCAAGATGATGGTCAAGTACAAATTCCTCGGCACAGAAGACCTCGAAATATCTAACACGACCATACCTGCGCAGGTTCGACGCACTTCGACGCTAGACAGGGGAGAAATGTTATACTTCATGCAACAAGTAGAGGCATGGTGTATTGACTTGGGGGTCAAAATTACCAAGCCTCAAAATTCGGAGTACAGCAAACTGGGGGGGTAGGCATGAGCCTATTACAGTTTTGCAAAACCGAAAGGCAGAGAGAAGTTATCAGCCGAGTAGAGCAAGGTAAAAGCCAGCGAGTCATCGCGAAAGAGTTGGGTTTAGTTCGTAGTACTGTAGTCACTCACATACAAGCAGTGCAGGCAGTAGCCGCAAAGCAGGGTTACAGTCCAGACCACGACTACACGCACCCTGTACCTGACGGCTTTACCGTTAAGGGTGTCTCGACCTACTACAACGACGAGGGCAAGCCTGTCGGTCAATGGGTGAAAAGCCAGTCTGACAAAGAGCATGCGCTACAGGTCGCATTAGCGCACTTCAAAGAAGGCTTGAAAGACGAGCTAAAAGGACTCGCCAAGCCTGTTAAGAAAAGCAAAGCCAAAAAACTTAAAGAGCGCATGGCTGTCACCATCGTCGGCGACCATCACCTCGGCATGCTGGCGTGGAGTCCTGAGACGGGTAGTGACCCTTGGGACTTGCACATAGCACAAGACACGCTGATAAAAGGCGTGGATAAGCTATTGGAAAGCACAGGCGATTGCTCAGTAGGCGTACTGCTCAACGTGGGCGATATGATTCACGCTAACAACCTCAAAGGGGAGACAGGCTCAGGAACGTCGTTAGACGTAGATGGCAGGGCAGGCAAGACGATACGTGCCGCAGGCAATCTATTTCAGATTATCGTGACCCGTATGCTCCAACAGTACGATGAGGTATGGCTAATTAACGCTCGCGGTAATCACGACCCTGATGCCTCGCTATGGCTTAACGAAATGCTTCGCATGTACTACGAGAAAGACAAGCGGGTGAAGGTGTTCGACAACTTCAACAAGTTTATCCACTTTGAGTGGGGCAATAATTTCGTAGTGACGCATCACGGCGATAAGATACGCACTAGACAACTGTACGAGGCAATCACACGCGACTATGCCGAGCAGTGGGGACGAACTAAATACCGCTTTGCGTGGACAGGCCACATTCACCACAAGCAAGCAGAGGAGCTAGGTGGGCTGACATGGGAAAGCTGGAGTGTACTGCCACCGCCTGATGCATGGCACTCAGCCAGTGGCTACGGGTCACAGCGGTCGATTTCTTGTGTAGTATTGGACAAGGAGCATGGCGAGTTCAGCCGCTTCAAGGTAGGTATCGAGGCGCTACAGTGACCACTAAAATGCCGATATTGTCCATGCCACTACCTGACGGTGGGCAAGTGGTGTGCAGGGTCGATGCGATTACAGCGGCAACAACAAACACACGCAATGACGACATGACTGACGTTTATATCGACGTAGCCTGTCCCGAGGGGATTACGATAGATGTGGATATTGAGTCGTTTACTACTTCTTGGCTTACGGCTTTGCTCGCAAACATTGAAGACTGGAGGCTACCCAGTGAAATGCACTGACTGCGGCACAAGCATGAGGCCACAATTCACAGGTGACAACGGCAAGCTAAGAGGCTGGTTTTGCGATTGCGGCAACTGGGAGAAAGCCATCTTGCGCGAGCGACAATTTACCAAAGAGACGTACTATGGCGATAAAGCGAACCAACGCTGACATCTGGTGCAGTAAAGCAGTGCGCCTTCGTGATGGTGCTTGTGTGCGCTGTGGCAATACAGAGACGAATCAGGCCATGCATATATATGGCCGTAGGAGTAAAGTGGTTCGCTACTCCCTCGATAATTTGCTGACTGGCTGTTACACCTGCCACCGCCTGTTCACCGAGTCGCCAATCATGTTCGCTGACTTCTGCAACGAGTATCTCGGCGAAGGCCATATGGACATACTGCGAGAGAAAGCCCGTGGCTTCATGAAAGACAACAAAGCTACTCGCGATGAGATAGCGAAACACTACCGCGAAGAGATACGCAAGAAAGAGCAGAACCCCGACTACGTGATGGTTTCGTATAACTGATTGCCTATGTGCTATAATAGCAGGGCAACAGGAGGATGTTGTCATGTGTGTACAGAGCCAACGGCAGTATTTTGCAGAGCGGCACCACATCGTCGTTACTGACAAAACCGCAGAGCTACTGTCTCGTTTGGGTAGAGACAAGGGCGTTACAGAGGAAGAGTATCTGAAGCGCCTAGTTCGTCACCCCAACGAAGACTATTTCATCGCAGAGATTGCCCGTCACTACGGGTAATTGAAAATGTCACGTTTGTCACATTGTTTCCTTTCCCCCAATTAATTATCAAAAAAAGATAAAAAAGTGCTTGCAAGGGATAAAAATAGCTAGTAGATTAGTACCCATAGTCACTGATATGAGGAATGAACGAGATGGAAACAACTTACTACGGCATCGAAATTTACCAAGACCCAGAAAGCGGACTTTTTGTTTTTTCACAGCATGGCTGGGTTTACGAGGTAGAAACACTCGAAGAAGCTAAAGCAGAAATCAGGGCCGCATAAGCGGCCTTTTGCTGGGGGGCAGATGAGTAAGTTTTCAGAGCAGATGACGCTGACAGAGGTAGCCGCGGAGATGGGCATCTCACGTCAGAGAGTTAAGCAAATCGAAAATGTAGCGCTGGACAAGCTACGCAACAATCCAAAAGTGAGGGGTATATATGAGGGACTTATCGACGGACGCGATGACAGTGGGGATTATTCTTGTCATTCTATTGCTGTTAGCCTTGGGCATTACAGGGCGCGGTGACTACGAGGACGCGCTTATGGTAGAGCAAGAATACTGTGAAATGGTTGAACTGTGGGGGCAGACCAATGGCAGAGACGGACATCCCGATTGGCGAAAACTTTATCAGCAAGTTTGTACGAGCGACTGACGAGGAGCTAGAAAACTGGGTCATTGCAATACAAGCCGCACAAGTAATGGCAACACGGCATCAGGAGGATATGGCAGTGTTGACTAACTACAGAGTGGTTAAGCTACAAGAGTCAGACGAGCCGCCCTTAGAAATTATCCGCTACAGTCCGTAGCTTATCGCCCGCCTAGTGCGGGCTTTTTTATACGCGTTTGGTATATGTAGTATAATATGTGGCGGGGGACACTATATGTTGCAGACAGTAACAATAGATTGGCGGCCCGTAGAGCAGGGCAATATGCCAAGGAATGAAGGTAACTACCTCGTCGCATTCGATGACGGCGCGGTAGAGACATACCCCATGTCAGACCAAGACATCAAACGCGGAGAAGTGAAAGACGGGCAAACTCATGGCCTACTGTGGGCCGAAGGTATACCGTCACCTTTATAAAATATGAGTCTATCAATCGACTATGTACCGACAACGGACTTGCTTCCGTATGCAATGAATTCTCGAACTCACTCAGATGAGCAGGTGGCGCAGATAGCCGCAAGCATCAAAGAGTTTGGCTTTACCAATCCCATACTTATCGACGACGCGGCAGGCATCATTGCAGGCCACGGGCGACTGATGGCGGCAAAGCGTCTTAACCTCAATGAGGTGCCGACGATTACCCTTGAGGGACTGACTGAGGCGCAAAAGAAAGCCTACGTCATAGCTGATAACAAACTGGCATTAAATGCTGGCTGGGATACCGATGCACTGACGGCAGAGCTAAGGCGACTGCAAGAGCTAGACTTTGACCTTGACCTAATTGGCTTTGACTCAGATGAGTTGGCACAACTGCTTGAGCCTGAGCAGGTAGAGGGACTCACCGATGAGGATGACGTGCCTGACGTGCCTGAAACACCTGTAACGGTAGAGGGCGATATATGGGTGCTAGGCAATCATCGGCTTATGTGTGGCAGTGCGACTGACCCTGAAGACATTGAAAAGCTGACGCAGGGTGATTACATCGACTTAATACACACTGACCCACCTTATGGAATGAATGCAGTAAGCAAGTCAGCAGTGTTGTCGAAAAACTATGATGGCGACATTTTGGGCGATGATGATGCAACGGTTGCGAAAGACGCATTTACCCTTATTCATTCGCTATATCCAAATGCCAAGCAAATTTGGTGGGGTGCAAACTACTACTGCAGTGCATTGCCTGACAGCGAGTGCTGGCTCGTATGGGATAAGAACAACGGGCAAAGCGACCAAACAGATTGCGAGCTGGCTTGGGCAAACTTTCGCAGTGTAGTGCGTCAATTTACTCAGGCAAGCGAAAAAACTAACAGAGTGCATCCTACGCAAAAGCCTGTGTCTTTAATGGAGTGGATAATTAAACGCTTTAATTTAAGCGCAAGAACTATTGCCGATTTTTTTGGTGGTTCAGGTTCAACACTAATTGCGGCAGAAAAGCATGGCATTGACGCATACATGATGGAGCTTGACCCTAAATACTGCGACGTAATTATAAAGCGGTGGCAGGATTACACAGGCAAAAAGGCTATAAACGCCGACACAGGGGAAGCCTTCGATGAGTAAGACGGGGCGTCCCCTTAAGGTGTTAGACGATGACCAGTTGCGTGAGGTGGAAACCCTAGCGGCTGTACTAAACACCGACCAAATAGCTGACTACTTTGGAATATCGCGCACGACGTTCTATGAAATGCGTAAACGCGACGACCGCCTTTCCGAACACTATAAAAAGGGGCAGGCCAAAGCTATAGCTGGTATCGGCTCAAATCTTATTAGCCAAGCCAAGTCAGGCAACACGGCGGCGGCTATCTTCTACTTAAAGACACAGGCAGGCTGGAAAGAAGCACAACCCGAGGCGCAAGACTTACCGCCCGTCGTTATCAAGCTGACACGCGATGATATTGACGAAACCGCAGACTAAAATATTCGACGACACGTCACGCTTCCGCGTTGTCGTAGCTGGCCGTCGATTTGGCAAGACATTTCTAAGCACAGCGGAACTCCTCAACCGCGCACTAATCGCCAAAGACCAGAACGTCTGGTATGTGGCTCCGACCTATAAGGCGGCAAAGGAAATAGCGTGGGAAATGCTCATTAGCCAAATACCGCCCGAATACATTGCCAAAACTAATGAGACGGCGCTGACTCTCAGCCTGCTAAACGGCTCAACCATTTCGCTTAAGGGCGCAGAGAAGCCTGACAACCTACGAGGCCGCTCGTTAAACTTTGTCGTGCTAGATGAGTTTGCCGATATGCGCCCACAAGCATGGTACGAGGTGCTTAGACCCTCACTCAGCGATAGGGTTGGCTCTGCTGTTTTTATTGGCACACCTAAAGGGCGCAACCACTTTTATGACCTGTACGGCAAAGGAGTAGATGGTGATGAAGGATGGAAGTCTTATCAGTACACGACCATTGAGGGGGGTAATGTCGAGGCAAATGAGATTGCGAGCGCGCGAGCAGACTTGGATGAGCGTACCTTTCAGCAAGAGTACGAGGCGCAATTCGTCAACTACAGCGGCATCATCTACTACGGCTTTAAGCGTGAGGAATCTGTCCGACGACACACTGATGACCGTCATGTCATACACGTCGGCATGGACTTTAACCTAGACCCGATGTCTGCTGTGCTGATGACACGCAAGGGCGACACGCTCCATATCTTCGACGAAATTGTGATGTTTGGCTCGAATACCGATGAGATGGTCGCAGAGCTTCGCGAACGCTACGGAAATGGTACAATAGTGATATACCCTGACCCTGCGAGTCGGCAACGTAAGACAAGCGCAGGTGGCAGGACAGACCTGTCTATACTGCAGAACGCGGGTTTCGAGGTACGCGTCCGAAACTCTCATGCGGCAGTACGAGACAGAATTAACGCGGTGAACAGTCGCCTACTATCTAACGATGGACAGCGGCGGTTATACGTTGACCCTAAGTGCAAGAAGGTGATTGAGTCATTGGAACGCCATACCTACAAGGAAGGCACCAGTCAGCCCGAGAAGGATGGCTTTGACCACATGAACGACGCACTTGGTTATGCGGTGGAGTATCTATTCCCAATTAGAAAGGCAAACGCGCCGCAAGCCCCGCAGAGGTGGACGTAAATGTATTACGAAGACATTGAATACCAGCACCCCGATTATGAAAATAATATCGCTCGCTGGGAGTTTTACCTCCGAAGCTACATGGGTGGGCAAGACTATAGAGATGGGTCATACCTGACTAGCTACCTCAACGAAGACAAGAACGCCTACAGCAGACGACTAGCACTAACGCCGCTCGACAATCACTGCCGTAATGTCGTGCATGTCTACTCGTCATTCCTGTGGCGTGTACCCCCTACTCGTAACTATCAGCAGATGGAAGGCAGTGCTGACCTAGAGGCGTTTCTAAAGGACAGCAACCTCGACGGGCAGAGCTTTAACAGCTTCATGCGTGAGGCACAGATATGGTCAAGCGTATACGGCCATGTCTGGATTATGCTTGATAAGCCGCAGTCAACAGCAGGCACACGGGCAGAGGAACTGGCGCAGGAGATTCGCCCCTACGTCACGCTAATCACGCCTGAGAATGTCTACGACTGGAAGTACGAGCGAATGCCTAGCGGTCGCCATGAACTGACCTACATGAAAGTTCGTGAGTCAGTAAACCGTATTGACGGCACAACGACCGAGACGTATTTCAGAATCTGGACACGCGAGACGATACAGCTAGTGCGTTATCACGGTGACGAGGCTAACGTCATCGAGACTATCGACAACCCCATCGGCAAGATTCCAGCAGTACACCTACCCTCTAACCGCTCAGTGGTACGCGGCATTGGCATTAGCGACATCAGTGACATAGCCTACATGCAACAGGCTATCTACCAAGAGCTATCGGAAATCGAGCAATTGATTCGCATCTCTAACCACCCAACACTGGTTAAGACCTACGACACGGACGCTAGTGCAGGTGCAGGTGCGGTAATTAACATCAGCGACGATATGGACGGCGCACTCAAGCCGTACCAGATGCAACCCTCTGGCGCTAACCTAGACGCCATACGCGCCTCTATCGAAGACAAGATTGAGTCGATTAACCGCATGGCACACATGGGCGCAGTACGTGGCACAGAGGCAATCACACAGTCAGGCGTGGCAATGCAGACAGAGTTTCAGATGTTAAACGCTAAACTCGCTGAGAAAGCTGACATCCTTGAGTTAGCCGAAGAGCAGTTATGGCAGTTGTGGTGTACATGGCAGGGGCATCCGTTGCACGAGGTAGAGATTGACTACCCTGACAGCTTCGATATCCGTGACTACGATTCTGAGCTTCGCTTTTTACAGCAGACACGCGCAAGCGGCGTTAAGTCTGTCACTTTGCTTCGTGAGATTGACAAGAAGATTGCTGACCTCGTACTGGATGACAATGTACTTGCACAGGCGCATGAGGAGATTGAGACTGCTACGACAGCGGTTGGTGACTTTGCTAAAGAGACTCAGATTTACAAGTACCACATTGATAGCGGCCTAGTGACACCTAACGAGGTGCGCGAGAAGATTGGGCTTGATGAGATTGCTGGCGGCGACCAGTTAGTCGAGCCAGTGCAAACGCTGACTGATGGACAGTGAGGAACTTACACGCGCATTAGAACGGGCGACCTCGGAGCATGAGCGTCGCCTTTTGCTTGCTATGGAGTCGCTACGTCTAAGGCTGACAGATGCGCTTGCTGGCCTTCCGTTACGTGACGGTGTGCTCC